GGCTATGAATATGCTCCTTGAAAGCGTTCGCTTGATCCCGGATACCGGGATGAGCCGTATCCGAAACAGAAATGATCTTTTCTACGCACCGTTCAGCCACTTCTTCTGGGGTAAACCCGCGGTTTTGCGTAGTAACCACGTTTACTATTGGGCTTGTAGGAAAGTCTGTCTTTATCTCAAACATTACAGCTTCTCCCGCATAACAAGCCCTGTACGGTACGCATCAGTATCTTCAACAGCTTCGCCGTAATTCTTGAGGCGACCAATAGACTCTTGGAATTGCAGAAGGTAATTTTGAATAATGTCCTGCTCACCCTTCATGTAAGTATATGCTTCAATCAAAGAGCCATACAACATAGCAAGAGGCGCGTTAACACTAAGCCACGTGGTGGCACCGCCCGCACCCGCCGTAAGACTGGTAGGACGGTAATAGTAATGCAATTCTGCGGATAACGCCGCGTTAGGGGTAGGCGCAATAATAAAGTTGGTAATGTCAAAAAACCCGTAATACCGTGGAACACCCGTAGCTGTGGGGTCTGGATATGCCGTTTGCAGAAAATTAACGTCTTTGTACTCCAGAAATACGTTATCCCCGCCAGACGTAATGATTGACAGAGAATATGGCGCTAAAAAATCGGCAGGGCAGTTTAGAAATTTGTTACCGCTAGTTAGTGTGCCGGTTTGGTTACGACGGAAAAAGTTAAGCTGTACGCTTTTGAAAATGCGCTCTTCCGCGCCCCGAATAAAAATATTAAGGTTGTTAACAAACGTAGTCTCTTGATTTTCCGTGTAATCTTTAATCGCATCCTGCAACTGTGTAAGTGTAAAGCTCATGTTATCACCACCGTAACTTGCCCGACTTGACCTAAAAGCTCGTCGGTGTTTTCTGGCTCAGAGGGCATTTGGGCTACGCCCGCGGTGCTCCAGTTACCGTTTCCCAAGTATGTAATCCCATTGGTAGTAATCACAGAGAAAGGCTTTTTAGGGTTTACCACCTCCGGCCTAGCGTCCTGAAGAGCTTGAGCGTCCACAACCTTACGAAAAGGCTCTAGCTGCGGCTGTTTTGCTTCCCACTCGTCCTTGCCAACAAGCAAGCCATTCCACTCGCGGCGCATATCTTTATACCGATACCGGAACCCGGATCGGTCAGATACCGCAAAGGAATCTTTACCTGTGGCAAATCTCGACATTATACTCTACCAAAATAGTTATACTGTGGGGTGACATTGAATGACGCTCTGTCCCGATCCTCTGCCATCGCCCGCTCAAACTCTTCCTCATACATCGCCTTCAACAGTTGCGCCCGATTAGGTGCCCGCTTGATAGACAAGTAGTACGCCAATCCGGCAGCTAAACACGGGTACAACCGAAACGGCACTTCCATAGTGTTGGTAAACTCATCCGCATCATCCATGCGAGTCAAAGCGTCGTAATACACAACATCTGTGCTATTTTCAGGGACCGGCCAAAGCTTCAAAGTCGGCGTTATCTGCCGATCCAAGAAAAACTGTGATGGCCGACCCTCCGTTGTCTTGGTCGGGATGGAAAGATACGTGTCACGGCTAATACGCTGTAGTGCATAATCCGTCCCGCTCCGTTGGACAACAACAGACAAAATATCAATTATGTCTGCCCCCAAGCTGTAGTTACCTGTCCCTGAAGTCATGGCTTGCGTCCGCTGGGCTATTGTCCACTGGTTCAAACCACGGTTTGCCCACTCCGCAAGCATCAAATTCAAAGAACGTTTCGCTGTTTTAAGGTCGTAACCAGTACGAACCTCAAGACCGCAACGCTCAAACGCCTCCTCTACATAGTCGGCAACGTCGAGCTCAAAATTTGTGCTTCCGGAAGTGGCCATGCTACTTCTTCTTTACCATGCCACCACGGCGCATCTTCTTTACCATGCCGCCGCCGCGCATTTTTTTAACCATACCGCCGCCGCGCATCTTCTTAACTGCGCCGCCTTTTTTCATCATTTTACGTGGTTTCATTGCCATGATTTCAGTCTCCTGTACAAAAGTTCACGTTTTTGGAAGATTTGTTCAGCATCGTACTCTTCCAAGTAATTATCATAATAGCCTTTTTTAGCCAGTTTGTCTGCCGATTCCTGTACCTTAGAAAGGCGCTGAACGAAAATCATTGCGTACTCATCTTCAACTATCTGCATAAATGAGTTGTCGTCAATGAAATCATTTGGTTCATCGTGTGGATGAAAACCCATTAGCCACATATCCCTATCAATAAAAACGCCGTCAGAAATAGCTTCATTTAACTGCTCTAGGTAATCGTGGAAAACATCCGGGTCTTTTTGAAACGCCATGTCTACAATAATTACTAAGTCAAAAGCGTCTTCCCATTGGGATATCGTGCTGTATAACACTTGCATATTGGTGTCATATTTAAATAAAATAAGAACTTTGTTATCTTCCCAAGCCTTTTGAGCATAGGGGCACGGCGGCATACCGTTGTAAAACGGGTTCGGTTTATGCAAGGTGTGGTCTGACCACGCCATAATCTCTTGGCATATCTGACTTTCCTTATCTATGTAAAACCGCGTGTTACTCATGCTTGTGACACCGATCCCTTCGTGCGCTTGCGGCGGTTACCCATTATAGCCCCGCACCCTCTTGCCACGGCTGTGCCGGGAATACTACTGCCTCTAAACGGTCGTTTTGCCGTAGTCTCGTAACCCGCTACGCCTCCGTTAGCCATCTTCTTTACCTTGGCAGCCTTAGTGTTAGCCACAACTTGTTTTCCTTTAGACCCTTCACGCTTCTTTTTACGCGCTGTCGAAGCTCGTTCAGACTTTGATAAACTTTGAGCTTTACGTCTAGGCAGGCAACGGTCAGGGTTACGCTTATCTTTTGACGTACCACATGGGCCCTTAATGTTGCCGCTGCTATCAATTCTGACCCAATCTTCATCTAACCACTCCTGCAACTTACCCATTACTTGCCCTTCCTTTTGCCGCCCTTAGACTTCTTGGCATAATTAGGGTCTTTACAATATTTTGATGCAGCAAGGTTTGCATACGCGCTAGGATATGTATCAAAAGTGCGTTTTGCCCACGCTTTACCTTCAGGACAAATCTTACTGCCTTTACTCTTAGACGAAGCGCTTTTTGATTTTCGTGAATACGCCATTTAAAACACCTTCTGCACGACTGCTGCGGCAATAATTAAAGCCGCTATGCCCCACAAGCGCGTATCCAGTTTATCCAACTGTTTTTGAATGTCAGCATACCTGCGAGTGCACTCTTCTTCGTGCTTTTCCAAAAGTTTTAAAACATCTTCTGCTTTCATTTTACCACGCCTTGCAAGACCAATATCTTGCGCTAAACTTGTCTTTTGCGGTGTCACAATTATGCCGCGCTCTAAAATTTGATCTACGACTAGGTTGATCTTTCTTGATCGACATATTCGGGTCTCCGAACCGTACAAGCTTAATTTGATCACCTTTTTTAGCCAAGACCGCACTCTTTTTGGACTTCCCCGGAGTGCGCTTGGGTTTGTTATAACCTGCAAATGTTTCTCCCCTGTATTTAATTTTTCCGGACGGGGTTCTGGTCACATTTTTTGTAGTTGCCATAATTCCTCACTTAAAGAAAAGATGGGAGTTTCTACTGAAACCCCATCTTTTAGCTCTAATTGTAGAACACCGTTATCGCCGTAAGGTTTGTGGCGACGGATATAAAAATATCGTCTACACGAATACCGTTCGACGGGATGTTTACCGAATGCGTGGTAGATGCGTTGAAATCCAGATCAAGCACGGTAGCCCCGCCACTCCCGTCAGTGACGGTAAGGCGAGGTGTACCTGCGGCTGTTTTCAACTGTATCTGACGAATCCGGGCAGGACCTACAGCAAGCGAACCTGTTGCAGTCACACGTTTTGATTTTACATCAGAATCAGCCATAACAGCCTCCTATTAAGCTAGGTTGTTGTTTTGCTGATACAGAATTGTAAAACGAACCAAACCTGCGCTTGTTGCAGCAGAAGCAGTTACAGTCAAACGGATGTCTGCTGTCCCAGTGTCTTGCCAAGCAAGAGCGCCCCCAGCTTCAGTTGTCGGGTACTTGCGGCCTGCGGTTGTTCCACTGGCAAAAGTATTCAGAATGGTAGCTGCGCCACCTACAGTGTCACCGACACTGAGGTTAGTTGTACCACTTGCAGCGGTAATAACGTCTATCACGCAATCAATAATCTGTGAGTTTGCAGGGATAACGACATCTGTTACTTGCGCGGCAAGTGCGCCACCAGAGAGGTCTGCTGAAAAAGTCTGAGCCATAACAACTTGGCCAACATTTGCAATGTTAGTCCCAAGAGATGTGCCCGTGGTATTTTTGATAGTTCCGGCCTTAATAGGTCCAGAAAAAGTAGTTGTAGCCATGTGTTTCTCCTGTCGTGGCTAGTGTCAGCCCATTAGGGGCTGTCAGGGATATAAAAAACTATACAATAAAAAAGGGCGACTGTGAAGCCGCCCTTTTTCGTCAAGGTATTTAGAACCTTATGCGCCCGGTGTACCGAACACACAACGCCAATCAGAAACGCCGAAGCTGTAACGCTCACGGGCCTTAAACCGCATATTTCCGGTGTCAAAGTCACCTTCCATAGCAGTCTTGATTGGTGAACGGTTGAAGAACTTAAAGCCGTTCGGTGCATCCGTCTTGATGAAGAAGGCATCTGTGTCAGTCAGGAAGTGGTTAACCACTGCACCTTCTGGCAACATACCCATGTTCTTCATGGCGTTTGCATCGTTGTCGGCTGTTCCTGAACGCAGGTTAGAGTTGATTACCCGCTCTGCAATGAATTGCAGTTCTTTCGGGATAATCAGCTTTGTACCACGTACAGCAATCTTCAAGCCGCGCTCGTCAGTCAGACCAGCAATATCAATCAGCATCTGCTCAAGAGAAGTCTCATTGAGGTCAGCCGCTGTTGACAGCAGGTTGCGCTGGTTACCAGACAGAGACGGGTGAGCGGCAGAGCAAAGTGCTGCACCATCACCGACAGGGCTGCCTGTGCTGAACGCATTGTTCAGGATCGCAGCAGCCTTGATCTGCTTTGTCTGAGCCATTGAACGAGCCAATGCCTTTGTGTAACGAGACGCAAGACGGTCGTAAAGATTATCTTCAATCGCTTCTTCTGTGATTGAAAATGCCAGTGCAATCGTCTCATGTGTGTAACGAGCAGTGTATGTCTCTTGAGCATCGTCAAAGTTGATGGCAGCGCCCTCACCTTTAACTGGTGCTGTTGAGAAACCACCGAGCATCACTTCTTCTTCAAATGCGCGATCTGATGACTCTTCTTCAAAGATTTCACCATGCTCATTTTCGTAGCGGTCATACTCAAGTCCGAACAAAGCATTTAGTCCGGGCTCAAGCTCTTTCGCTAGTTGTGCGCGAGAAATAGCCATTATCTATCCCCTCCTTAAATGCCGGTTGACAACGACGTTGTCTGTGAAGCCGAAGCTGCCACAGGCGCGTTGTGATGGAAATTAAACCGAACTACGAAGTTCACACCAGCGGATGCGTAGTCAAGGTTAGCCACATCTTGTGAGAGGCCAACAATACGCATAAACAGCGTTGCTGTTGTTGCTGCTGTAGAAATGTCTAGTTCAGCAGTGGAACGACCGTTTGAAGTTGATCCAGAAGTCGCTGTTGCCAGTGATGCGTTAGCGAAAACGTCAGCAAGTGCAGTTGCACGATCTGTTGTTGCGCCGTCAGCAGCTACCATGAACAGTTGGTTCGGGTTGTCAGCTACAAAAGCTTTTACTGGGAAGTTCGTATCAACGCTAACATTGTTAGAACCGGGCCAGTAGTTTTTGAAAACAGTCTTTTTTGTAGAGCTATCTACGTACTCAACACCCATCAGGACGCCTAGAGCAGGAACTGTACCACCATTGGCATTACCAACAATGTCAATTACACCAGCAGCCAACGGAATTACCGGTGAATACTGAAAAATTGCATTTGTATTGTTGGATGCGATCTCATATTGAGTCACGCCAGTAGTGTTGGCACCTGCGCCATTTAGCCCGATAGGACGAAGGCCAAAGGCAGTATCTTGATTTGCCATTTGATTTTTCTCCTAATCAGGGCGGCCCTTTGAATTATTTCTGTGGACCGCCAAAGGTTACACGAGATTGACGGTCAGGTTTACTGATCGTCATAGTTGAATGTGCATTCTCACGCATCATGTCAGAGTCTACAGCCTGCATCTGGTCAGCGTTTCTCTGAGAGAAATACTCTGTCCGTTCTGCCACTGTTTCCAATGGAATCCGTGCGAGAATAAGTCCACCTACTCCAAACACACCTTCGTATTTACCTGATTCGACTACCGGGGACTCAAAGTCTGGGTACTCATCCTTACGGACCAGTTCCCACCCTTCACGCATTTTTGCGCTTACGTTTTTAGTATCGTCAAAACCACGGGTTTCAGCCCTGATCCAACGATGCTTAAAACCATCCGGTGCAGGTGGTGCATCTAACATAGACGGGGGAGCCCACGGCTTACGCCTTGCCGTTTTTTCCCTAGATTGGTTTGCGCGAGAAGTCCGTTTTACAGAACCTTCAAACATTTCGTTTTGTTCTTCAGCCATTTACTTACTCCTTCACGTATTTCGCGTATTCTTCAAGCGGCACACCCAATTTCTTCGCTATCGCGACTTGGCTAGGGGTGAGTCTAACCTTTTTCCCACTACTGCGCCCAGAGGTATTGCGGGATACGGAAGCAACCGTCTGTGCGGGTCGTTTGCTACCACCGTTAAGCTTATGCGGAAATTCATTCGCAATGCGCTTGTCCAGTTCAGTATAGTATTCATTTGACTGCGGGTCAAACCCTTCGTTTTCCACAAGCTTTTTGTGGATGCCAAATGCCGCATACGTCATGGCCTCGTCATCGCCAAACCAACTGTTGCGGTTAGCCCATTCTTCAGCTTTGGGGTCAGGTCTGCGAACCTGCTGCTGCGGCATAGGCTGCTGTACTTGAGCCTCACGCTGGGCTTGAGCCTGTTGAGCATAACGCTCCTGCTGAACCTTCGCCTGTTGAGCACGGTCGTTCTCAATAGCCAGCTTAGTAATCTTCCGCTGAGCCTCAATAACCCCGTTGGTGTCCCCAATCTCAATCGACTTGGCAAGCTCTTGCTCTGCCGCACCCATCTGAGTTTCAACACGGCTAGTGTACTCCGACACATAATTAGTGTCCAAAGTGTCCATGCGCTGCTTTAGCTGCTGAGCTTCAGCCTGCACGTTCTGAGCATACTTTACCGCTTCCTCACGCTGACGCTCCGCTTCGCGCATTTTCTTAGTCAAACGGTCAATGCGCTTTTGCGTGGCGTTTTCCGCTTTTTCAAAATTATCGTCATCTGACGACGCCTCTTGCGCCTCTTCCTGCGCCTCAAGCTCTATTTCCTGCTCTGAGCTTTCATCCAAATCGAGTTCGATCTGTTCTTTTTCTTCTGCCATTTTTATCTCCTAGAAATGCAAAATATCTTCAGGCTCTTCAATTTTAGCTAAAACTTCGTCATCGTTTAGAATCCGAACTTCGCCACCATCAATTTTAAAACGCGAACCAGCATATCGGGCAAACATCACCCAATCACCCTTCGCGCACCACGGTCCAGAAGGAAACTTTTCCGCGTCACAAAAGGCTAAATCCCCCACTTTGAGGACATAACCAACCTGAGTAGATACTGTCTGTTCTTCCACAACCGCATTTGGCAGATAAATTCCGCCATCGGTCTTGCCTTTACCACGGTAGGGAAGAATGAGCAGTCGCCAGCCGGTAGGGCTTGGCAGTCTGTCTAAGAGAGACCCTGTTATAGCTTCAGGGTCTAATACCTTATCGGTAACGTCTTTATAAGCGGAAGCAATGTTTTCTACACCTTCCGCAACCTCTGTGAGGTCAATCTTTGCGTCAGTCATTTGATCGCTCCTGTTTTTCTAGCAGGCCCTTGAGTTCCTGTTCCACGTGATTTAGGGCGGTTAAATTGCCCATAAGCTCACGATACTGCTCCATGTTCTTGACATTGTCGTATAACAACAAGTCTTGAACTGCCCCCCGCCGATCTTTAATTATCCGAAAAACGGCTTCGGCAAAATGTATTTCATCCAATCGTATATCTCCGCATTAAATCTGATATAGTATTATACCATCTCTAATGCAAAGTCACGAGTTTCTTTATTCCTGCGAAGCCAACCCTTGCCAAAAGTGTCAAAAGTACGAAGGCTCCGGTAAAACTCCTCCCGCTCCTTAGTTACGTCTTCAATGATTTGAGCCGCGTCAGCGGCGTTTACCGCCGCAACAGTCATAGGCCCTATTGCACCGTCTACTGTCGCTCCTGCGGCCTTCTGTAGAGCTTTAGCAGCCCTTCCCGGCCCGCTGTTCACAGCCCAGTCAAAAATGCAGAAATCTACCCCCGCTGGAAGCTCGTCTCCACGAATACGATCCCAGTAACCTGTCTTGTATATCGTCTGAACGTGGTCATCGGGGATGTTTTCAAGCTCACTCACATCTTCTAATGGCCGATCCAAAAAATCAGCGTAAGTCTTGTGCGTGATACCCTTGTTAGTAGCGCCACCCGGATCATTCGGGTGGTCTACAAAACCGCCTTCATGGTGCAACACCATATCGAGGCTTTTAAAAAAACTGGCTTCCATTATCTACCTTTCATGTATTTGCTTACAGCACGGTTACCAAACCAGAAAGACATGATCGCCGCAAACAGACCCTGCGTCTCTGGAGACCACATGAGCTCTACCGCATCCTTCCAGTCACCGCCGCTTTCAAGTACCTTCACAATGATGACGGCTTCCGTAGCTACAAACATCAAGAAGAAGGCATAAGTAATAACAGGGCGAACACTGCCGCGAAGAGCGTTGACAAATCCCCCAGCGTCAATACTTCGATCATGCTCGTATATCCCCTTTGTTTCAGCGATATCGGCTTGCTTGTCGAGCTCTTGCAATTTGAGCGCGGAGCGTTTCTCCATCAACTCCGCTTCCATTTTCATGGTCTCTAGCTTTTGCTTGTGCTCCTGACCCGCCTTGAAGAAATTCAGCACCTCCGGCAGAAAACTCGTCCCGAAGCCCAACAGGCTCCCCAATAGGCTCATCATCGGTTTTACTCCTTATCCTTGCATTAGCTTCCGCAATACGAAACTTCAAGTCCGCTATGCGCTGCTCCAAATCCATTAGTACACCTTTACCACATCTGGGTTGACTTGTCGCGGTAGACAATAAGAAGTGACCCTGTCCCGCGGATCAATGTACTGCGACGACACATAATTTCCATACCTTTTTGTCGCCTGTGATGCAAAGTAGTTACACTCCGTAATCGAATAAAAATACATATTCCCGCTTTCTAGCTTACGGAAATCACCTGTTCCCAAGTAAACCAGTAGCAAGAAGGCATCTATCACTTTCTACTCATCCAAGCAGCGGTGCCCATATACGCGCCAACAATGCCTGCTCCGCTGATATAAAATAAATTACTAATATCGCTAAGAGCCTCCACCCGCTCAATCGGAATAAAGAACATTGCCGCGGTAAAAACCCCCATAGCTATCAAAGTAAACCTCGCCATACGCAACTGAGCCAAACTTTTACGTAATTGACGCTCTGTTTCTTTAATCAGCTTCGCGTGTTCTAGCTCCTCGTCAGTGACTACCCCGTCACCGTCCATATCATACTGGTCAAAACCACTGTTTTTTTCTAATTTCTTTTGAGCCATAGCTCACTACTCCCATTTAGTTATCTTGCGGTCTGAATTAGGGCTGTATTCACACATATATGACCGCGGACAAAATTCCGTGATTATCATAGACTCTGTCGTGTTGTTTGCCCCCAAATAGTAACAATGCCACTCATTTTTTACTTTTTCGTATTTAGCCAACCGGCACTCCACCCAAGCAGTGTCCGCCTTGGCCTGACTGGCCTTCAAAAACATTATAAATCCAATCATAATAGCCGCCCCAAGGCCCACCATTACAATCCAAGCAACCACCTCAACAAACTTTTGCCTCCGCTCACGTTGACGATACAACGTGTCCTGACGTTGTTTACGGATTTGACCCTCCATACGTATTAACTCATCCCATTTAGACTTGCCCATAGTCAGGCTAATCCATTGCTGGAGTTCATAACGCTGAGCTTCCGCCTTCTGTTTAGCAGCAAAAGCCTCAATAGCTTCCTGCTCAACACTCTTTCCACTTAGAATTTTCTTAAAAATCGGCGGGTTTTTTGCTTCTTTATTTGCTTGCTCAATATCAGAAAGAGCGCCCATCCATCTGGATAGATCGCCCGCCATCGACTCAATGTCTCTTCCGACTGCAAAGCCTTTTTTAAGTGCTCCAAAAGCGGCAGAAGCTGCCGCCAAAGCTGATAATGGTTCCATAAATAATTCCCGTATTCATGTTTGTTTTTCCCTGTCACGCTCCTCCAGCAATGCTTGAGCCCCCAAGTAACAGTATTAGCTACAGCCGTTGTAACCACCACCTTTTACCGCAGCACCCATGCCACGAGCCGTCTGGCGGCTCATGCTAGTTGGAACCTTTACGTCCGCTGTCTTGCCGTAAGGAATACGACCCTGATTGTCAATCTGGGCATATTCAGCCGCTTTTGGGGCCGCCCCCGGCTTATTTGTTACAATTTTAACTACGCTTTTCATTCTAGTCTCCTCGCTGTTTAAGCATTTCACGTTCCATAGCAGACTGAATGCGCTTGTCCGTCTGCCGCTCTTGCGCCGCAAGCCGCTGCTGGAACTGATCCGCCCGCAACCTTTGGTTCTGTGCATCCAAGTTGAGCTTCGCTTGGTCATTCTGTGCATCCGCCTGTTCGGCCTGTGCCTTAATCTGAAGCTCCTGCTCTTTGAGTTGTACCAGAGGATCAGGCCCTTCACCCGATACCTGCTGTGACATCTGCTTGACCATCTGCATACCTTCCGCAATAAACTGTGCAGTAAGTCCCTCAATTTGCAGCATTTCTTCCTCAGTAGCCGCTTCACCACCCGCCGCCTGACGGCTCTGGATAAACTGAACCGCCGCCCGCTCACGCGCTGCAATCCTTACGTGCTCCATAATGTGCTTCTGCAAAGCCATTGCAATAGCAGGCATACCGGCAACCATCGGCGTCGAACCGAAAACCATATGCGCCATAATATGCGCCTCATGCTCCTGACCCTCAAAAGCCTGCAATGGAACCATGTCCATCGAATCAATGTTCTCCTGTGCAGGGTCTTTAGGTGTCGGCTCATCGTCCGGAATCCGCTTCATAATCCGGTCTACATCCCGTACACCAAGCGCATCGTACATATCACGATACACCTCATACATATTGTGCATCTCCGGAGCCGCACCAGCCAACTGCAACTTGGTCTGAGCCAAAGCAATACGCTGAGATTGCGAGAATACGTTAGGATCAGACACCGGAACTACGTCTATCCGGTCGTCAAAATCCGTCCGCATCACCGTAGCGTCCGCACCCTCTACAGAATACGGATATTCCTGCGGCAAACTCTCACTCATCACACGAGCTAGGATTTTAAACTCCTGCTTCATGCCGTAATGAAGCCGCTTATGCACCGCGCTCATCACACGAGAGCCCTGCTCCAGCATCGCAATAGTCGTTCCGACCGCCGCGCCCTGATTTCCGTCGCCAACCTTCATGTCAGTAATGGTCGCGAACCGCTGACCAGCATCAACAACAAAACCCAACAGCGCAAATAGCGTCTGGTCAGGCCCCTTGAATGGCAACGGCATCAGGCTGTCACGAATAGCCCCTCCGGGAGCGTCCACATCGCGGAACTCACCGGGCTGAAGCGGGTCATCGTCATCTCTGATCCGTAGTCCGCGGGCTTTGAAACCCGCTGGGAGGTTGGACAACGTACCAGCGTCGATCAACTGCCTCAGTGCCGCCGTGGCGGTGCGTGACAACCCGCCAATGGTGTGAATAAGACCCAAACCATAGAAACCAAAGCCCGGAAGGAACTTAAAATGCACAAAATATGCAATTTTGCGCTTCAGTTCATCGTCTTCGCGGTAATTACGCCTAATCGCCAGAATTTGCCCGTTGTCCTGACTAATTGTGACAACATATGGTACTTTAATGCCCGTCGGCTCACCGTCCTCGTCAACATCCTCATACCCGTCAATGTCCAAATCAACATGACACTCCAAAATGGTGCAGTCATAGTCAATCTGTGTGGGCGAAACACCGTCAATACGGTCCAACTCACTGTCCACACTGTCCATTTCCTCTTGGGCCGGGATCACCGGTATGTCCAAATAGAACCCAGCTACCTGCTTCTTACGCAAATCGTTCAACGACATACGCAAAACCTGCGTAATGTTAGGACAAGTGTCCAAATCAGCCGTGTCATACGGCACAACAAGGTGCTCAGCCGGGATAAACTTGCTTACCGCACGGCCCATTGTTTCATCATAGTAAACTTTTTTGAATGTGCTGCCCGCCAAGGGTAAATAAAACAGCATCTGGTCCATGTCAGGCGTGTAATCTTCCATCACACTCGTGACATAATAATTCATAAACTGCCTTACGCGCTGAGCTTGGGACTGCTTTTCTCTGGTCTCGCTTCCCATAATAGTAGTTCGCACGGGGCCGCTGGCTGGCAACAACTCATTGAACGCCTGCGCCTGAAACTGCGTAGCCGCCTCGGCAAGCAACGGGTGCGTGACACCGGACGCACCCCGGAAAGGTTGCGTTCTCTCGTCGTAAGTGAATCCCAAAAGTTCCAAACCGTTAGCATAAGCATCTGCCCACTCCTGCCTTCCCGCCTTGTTGGCATCAAACTCACCCAACAACTCGCCAGCAATCCGCCCAAGCTCACGCTCCGGCATCTCTTCAGCCAAGTTCAGGTAAAAATCATCACTCATCCCACGCTGGTCTTCAGGATCAAAATCAATAGTAACACCACCATCTTCTTCCGGCGTCACCTCAATGTCCATGTTCTCCGCCATGCCCTCAAAAGCTACGACGTTGTCGTCCATGCTGCCCGGAACCTCTAGCTCCACTTCAGCGGCCAAATCCTCCGGATCAAGCTGCGACGGGACATTCTTGTCCACCATTCCAGCAATCGGTTTACGTGCCATTTAAATTCTCCTCTAAGCCCACCGTATCATAGACCCGCTCGTTTTTCTAGGCGCGTGGGCCGCGGGCCTAGTCGTACCTGTTAATATCAAAAAATCCCTGTGCATCACGCGGGAAGAAAATATCTATGCCCGTGTCCGGCGACTTAAAGCGCCTCTCCCCCGGCTCACGGCCCAAAACTACATCCAACTGGTCAAAAACAGCCTGATCTACCATCTTAGTTAGCTGCTGCGGCGTAGCATCTACACCAGCCTTTGCCAAAAGCTGTGCACCAAAAGCATTATTCCGCTTGTCCATCACAACATCCGCATCCGTCGCAGTGCCCAAAATAGGCATATAACGATCAAACATCTCTCCCAGACCGCCTACCTTGGTAGCCGTCTCAGGACCCATGTCCTTGGCCAACAAAGCTGTCTGCAACGCATGAGCCCGTGCATCTTCCAACTCCTGATACGTGGGCATATCATGCCGTGGACGCTCCGCCCGCATCTGCGCCGTAGTGCTGGTGCCATATTCTATCTCGCGGTCTACATCCGGATACCCATACTGATCCATCAAAACCTGCTCAAATGTCGGGGACCCTTCCGGATAATACATAGCAGCGCCCTCGCTGCCAGTACGAGCCGACTCACGAACTAGGCCCTGCTCCTCAGAACTAGGCAAATCTATGCGGGGGTCCAACAAAGCGGACATAATGCCCGCTTCCTCTACCACCGGATTGCCGCCGTCCTGCAAATATAACTCTGTTGCCTCGGAAAAACCACGAAGCTTAGCAGGCTTTGCTAAACCTTCATACGGATCGGCGCGACCATACTCCTGCTCAAATTCACGCCCTTGAATGGCCGCACTGCGGGAAGGGTTCATAATTTCTAAATTGTAGCCTTCTTCATCAACCGCAGGCTGAAACTGCCCGTCACGGTAATCATAACCCTGACCAAACTCATCATACGAGGGCCGTGTTGCGCGGTACGCGGCTGCCGGGTCGCTGGCCCCAAACATCATTTCATCCATAGACATCCCTGAAAAATCAGTTCCGCCCGCCCCAAGATTTACCGCAGAATCACCCATCAATAATAAGCCCTAACTTGTACGTTACCGTCCGACTCGTCCCAGTCATCACTAGGCAGTTGAACAAAGTTACCCTGCCGGTAACGCATCAATGCCTGTGTCATGCTATCAACCAAATCGTCGTGCTCCCCGTTTGGAAATGCCGCCACCTCCTCTATCATCTCATCAGCAAAGACGGTGTCGGGGGCCCAAACCATACCGGACTCAAAAAGAGGCGACACAGAGTGAACTCGCGTTAGCTTATCATTTCCCTTGCTCGGCGTAAAGTTAACAACAGGTATGCCCATATTTCTTAATTCCTGCGTCAGCGGCAAACCAGAAGCCTTCGCCTCAACAATTACCGTATCAGGCTCCCAGTATTGATATTGCTCCAAAGCCTCCTTCTTGAGCTCCGGAAAATCCCATCTATCCTTCTTACTGTCCAAAAGTATGAGTGCCGGAGGGCCCCCAACCTCCTCTGGACGAAATACACCCCACGTTGTTATCGCGCTAAAGTCAGCCGTCTCGCGCTTACTAAACGCCGTGTCATAACTCTGAATGACATACTCCAAGCTAGGGATGCTGTCCTTCTCCCACTTGTTCCACCACTCACGGGGAATAATCGCGTTCTCTTCACCCGTAGGGTTCTGCTGATACTGAGCGTTCCACTTGCTCGGCGGGATAGATGCCTTGACCGCGGTCAGGTCTTCCAAAGACCAAAACTCCGGCCAGCACGGTTTGTCATCTTCAAAAATAGCCGGAAGCTCCACAACTTCCCATTGGTCAGCTAGGGGGTCTTTAGCCATCGCCCTTAAAAGCTGTCCCGTCATATCCTTTTCTGACCACCGGGTCTGGACCAAAACAATCGACCCACCCGGCTGGAGCCTCTGCCGGGGGCCCCCTGTGTACCAATCCCAAGCATCGTCAAAACCGTTTACCGACATCGCCGTCTGCTCAGAATGTGGATCGTCAATAATTACCAAGTCGCCACCACGCCCGGCAAGGTTCGATCCCACACCAACGGCGTAGTACATCCCGCCAGCAGCAGTGTCCCAACGACCAGAAGCTTTACTATCAGAAGCCAGTTTAACATCAGGAAACACCTCTCTGTATTCGTCACTGTCCAAAAGATTTTTTGTCTTACGGCCAAAGTTGACCGCAAGTTCTGTCGTGTGCGTGGCCTGAATGATCTTCATTCGCGGGTTCTTGCCCATCATCCAAGCGGGAAACAAGAAGGATGCAAACTCTGACTTCGTATGACGAGGGGCCATGTTGATAATCAAACGCTTTAACTCACCAGAAGCTACCCGCTCTAACTTTTCAGCAATGATTTTATGGTGCCGACCGGCAATGAACTCCGGCCACATAGATTTTACAAAAGGTAAAAACGTCTCTCTACAGGCTTCATTCTTCTCGATTTGAGCGAGTCGCAGGCGAAGCTTTAACTCCTGATCGGATACATCCATAGGGGGCCCCTAAATTGCACATATTATGTGCACAAATATGCACAATAATTAGACAGTTAACAAGCCCCGCGTATCTGCCTAATTATTAGGCAATGTTTCACGTGAAACATTTATATCATTTTTCACATGATTATTTGTGAGAAACATGGCCCTAGCCCCCGTCCCGCCAGCCGTGGGCGGCGGCGCGGGGTGCGCGGATTTTTGGCGGATTTCCGCGGATTTCTGGTTCCATGCCGGAATCCGGATTCCTGCAACCGGCAAGCGCGGCCAGCGCATCAAAGCCCGTGTTTCACGGCCAGCCGGTGCCGGTTCAATCACCGGTCACCACGGCCAGCGCATCCGGTGCCGGTCACTGGCGGCGCATCCGGCGGGGCTAACTTTCCGGAAAAGTTAACCGGCGGCCAGCGCATCACGGGGCGCGGTATGTTTCAGGGGATTAACGGGCGGCGGGGCGCGGCCGGTTTAACTGGTTAATTCTGGGGGCTAGGGCGGCCGCTGGCGGGCATTAAAAAACCCCCGCCGGTTATGTACCAGCGGGGGCGTTATGGGCTTGTGTGGGGCTTAAATGTCGATTGTGACGGTTGCGCCGGATAACACTTCTTTAACGATGGATTCCACCGCTTCGCGCTGTTCGTCTTCGTCTTCCCGTTCTGGCATCCGGTCATCTATCATTTCGCCGATCTCATATTCAAAATCTGAAATGCTCAGATTTTCGATTTCTTCCCGCGCCGCATCACCGGCCACCCTATGCGCCACCTCTTCGGCTAGGGCTTCAATGCGCGATTCCATAGCAGAAAAGAGCGGGGATAATATCGCGTCCAGCTCTTGTGATTTGCGGGTTGCCGCGGCGTCCGCGCTGGCCACCTGCTGACGCAGGTTTTCAATTTCGGCATCGCGTGGATCAATGGTTTCGGCTGGAATAAAGTTTTGATTTTCCATTTTGGATAGTCTCCCGTAGTTTTCCGGCGGCCAGCCAATCCGGCCGCCTTGGGATAATATGCGATAATATTATATAAATGTAAACCCCACAAAAAAAGCCCCGCCGGATTAGGGCGGGGCGGGCATGGTCTAGGGCGGGTTTATTCCTGCCCGATATCACCGGCCACATGGTGACGCAGGACGGTTCCGGATGGCAGGGTTTTAACAAAAGCCCGCAACCGTTCGCCGTCGGTTTCTGTCTGTTCCTGCTTAGCGGTGTTCTGCCAGTGTATATTTACATTGCCCCCGTCCGCATAACATCCGCCGCGCTCACTGGTTCCGGCTTTGCGCTTGCCTGCCCCGTGCGCTGTAAAGGTCACAACAAAAGACCGGTCTAGGCGGGCGCACAACGGGGCTTTATCCCCGCCGCAATTATTGCAGGTCACCGCGCTGTTATATTCGGCAGGGCATCGGATAAACCGGACGCCGTCATGTTCGGCGTTTTTCCCGTTTTCAAAATAGTTTTCCGGAACAACGGTCACAACCGGCGCGGGGCTGGCTTGCATGGCCAGCACGGCGGCGGCGGGATTCGCCGCGCTATAATTAATCACGGTTTTTTTAGGGCTTAGTTTATGCGCCCAGAATAGCGGGTGAAAATGTGAATAGGTAAAGCTTTCACCGCGGCGGGGCTTGGCATCCAAAACGGCATCCAGATATTCAAAATCAATTTGAGATTCCGAACAACCCCGCCCGCTGGCGTTCAATTCGCAGGACGCGGGGCAGGTGCCAAACTTATCTTGATTGCCTGCGCGATATGTAACGGCGCATCCGGCGGTTTTCTTAGCGGTGCTGATTGCTGTAGTTTTCAACATGGTTTTAAGCCCCCTGAATAATTAAAACTAAATGGCCGTCTTCTAAACGGTCATCATCTGACACTATCTTAAAAGCGCCTTGGTAAAATTCGCCGTCAATTTCAATGGTGATATTATTAGGGCTTTGCCTATGTTCGGCAATGGCAACCGCTAAATCGTCATATTTCAACATCGTTTTAATTTCCCGTAAAAGTTATATAAGATTTATCCCATATATAGAGCAATAAAAAAGCCCCGTCAATAGCGGGGCTTTTTCAGTGTTATGTGCTGGCCGGTTAAGCGGCCACCTTGTCCAGCAATGCGCCCGCTTTGCGCTCTAGGTCTATGCGGCTATCCTGATGCGGGATATCACGGGCAAGCGCGGTGATTGCCTGCGCCGCATCCCAGACTGACCGAACCGGCTTGTCTTCTTCTTCAATGTGACGGGCGGCGGCGGCCTTGGCCATGCGCTGGCTTAGCCCTGCCCGCTTGGTCAAAAACTCTAACCGGTCTTCGTCACTGCGGGCAACGATAGCATCCTGCGCGGCGGTCACGCCGTCTAAGAAATTAGCGGTTGCACCATGTGCGAATGATTGCAGGGCTGGCGCGGCTTCATATGCAAACCGGTCAGGGGCAAACTTAGTATGCCGGATTTTGATTTCCTGAAAGTTTTCCACGCCCCACAAATTACGGTTCATGCAAACCCCGCGCAGATACATTGCCGCAATGCCTGCGGTCTTACTGCCGGTCTCGCTGTTCCACGCATAAAAGCCGCGGAACATTAGGTCAGGGTCACCATTGGCCAGCTTGCCAACTTCAATGGGGTGCGTGTCATCTACCAAAAACAGGAACACATCACGGTCACTGGCAAACAGGGTTGTCGTGTCTTTGGTCACTGGGACGAACGGGTCATAAATGGCGCGGCCGTCTTTCATGCCGGTCATCATGCCCGGAATCTTCCAGCGGTCAGGGTCAGCAAACTTTTGCACGGCCTCAATGATTTCATAATCAAAGATGCGGCCATAATCGGCACCGGTTGCCGCCCGCAGGTCACCGCCTTCGGTTGCATGGCCGTATGCCTTCACCAATTCTTTTGACCGGTTATAACGCAAACCCCATTGCAGGGCATCCGCCGCAATAGGTGCGGGCAGGTCTTTAAGGTAACCGGCAGGCGCACCGGCCAACTGGGCAAGCTGCCCGAATGACCAGTTTGTCGGCGTGTTGAACGCCTCTTGCCCCTGCTCGTCAGTGTATTCAACAAAGATATCACCACGGCTAGGGTTGGCTTCATCAAGCTGGCCAACAATCTGCATCTTATGCGTATTGACGATGCGGCTATTCATTGCCTGCGCGTCCTGTTTCTTATGTGCCAGCATATCATCCAGCGACAGAAACTTTTGGTCATCCGGACGGCTGAACCATTGTGATGAAACTGCGCTGTTACCTATGCCATGCTGAAAAGCATTGGTCTGATATGCGCCGGTTACTGGGGCAGAGGATGTGTTTTCGATAATGTTTTCCATGATTTTAACTCCCGTAAATGTGAAAAACCAGCGGGCATGATTGCACCGCTGGTTTGGTTGTCTCATAAACTCGCATATATAGCAAGCTTATTTTTCAAAAAAGTTATCTTCGCCTTCGTCTGGCTGGTTTACTGGCGCGGCGGCTGAGCTCCGCATAGTCTTTGCCATAAAGCAGGCGGCCGATAAGCGTGAATATGAACATCAGTTATTATTCTCCCGTGTTTCCAGAATGAAGTTTAAATCCTGCAACACCCGAAAAACGTGGTTCTGGGGCTCACCCTCTTCATAAAAGTGTTGCTGTTCACTACACCAGTTGTAATCAATCAACTGGCGCAATCCCTTTAGCATCCGCTGTTCCATTGTTTCAGCCATTGGTCTCAACCTCGCTCATTTTCTGAAGAAAAGAATATGCCTCTTCTAAAGCAGGGTTGAACCATTTTGTCCGGTACTCTTCCGGACAATCTTCATTAGCGTGGTCACAGACAGTGGCTAAATGCGACAAAGCTTGCTTCAGGTAATCAGGATTCGGTTGACGCAAAACAAGCTCACCAACTTCCGCCCCGTCCCCCAAATACGAAAGGTCATAATTTGGAATAGTAAATTCCATTGTTTGACCGTCAGGGTGAGACAGCACGTTATCCGCTTCGTCTATTACCATAAACGATAGGTCATAAACCCCAATCGTATATTCTTTATTTGAATCGAACATCGTTTTACTCCCGTAGTTTGTGAACGATGTCTCATATATATGCGATTATCTAGGACTAATCAAGTCAAAAACAGTTTCCCAATGAAAAGGCTGTTGGCACCGGAGCAACGGTTCAACATCTGCTATGCCGTCCATCTTCAAATCAACTGCCGCATTTGCTGGATACAAAAGACATTCTGCCGGTTCTGTCGGCTTGGTTTGTTTCTTAATCAGTATCCAACAGGAACCGTGCTGGTGCTTGGTAAGCCACGCAACTTGGGATGGTCTCAGGTCAACACGGTTGCTGGTGGTAAACTTCAACTCAACAAAATGAAACAGGCCGGACTCATCACATATCATCAGGTCAGGAATACCTGCCCCGATGTAGTTTTCAATCCTCGTTAAGTTCCATTTCTTCCGCGTTCTCTGCGCCGCTTCCTTCACCTGCTTGTAAAAGCCTGCCTCTCGCTTTGTCGCGATTGCTGGCATTGTCTTTTTCTTCGGGAGTGATGTCGATTGTGATCGGGGCATAGCTGTTCTTTATCTCCTCAAGTGCTTTCAAAACGTCATCCTTACTCATGCTGTCGATTGACCCATGACGGATTTCTGATTTGCTGACATAGATGTCACCCTGCGCTTGCCCCCTGCGATACTCAGCTTGAACGGCGGCAGAGTAAGCCCCGTTCTGAATGGCCAAATCCCGTATGCTTTGTAAGTCCCGTAAATGCCTTTGGTAGGTTACCCCAAACTTTTCGTCCAGTTCCCTGCGATACGCATTGATTGCCGCAACAACGTGCGGGGACATATGAGGGTTTGTTAGCTCATACGCCCTAGAGTGGGCAGAGCCTGCGGCGTAACCAGCATTGATTGCCGCTTCCCGTAAAGTTATCTGCCCGTCCTTACTGACAAGCTCTTTAACAAAAAGCTCCTGCTTGCGAGTCAGGGGCTGTTCGATTGTGGCAGGGGGACGACCCCGCCGGTCACGGGGCTTTCCAGTGACTTTGCTTTTGCCGGTATTAGTCATAAATCTTTCTCCAGTTAAAACGGCCTACTCCCATAGTTATACACGGATACACCTATATAGGTCAGAAAAAAGTTTTTTTATTTTTTTTGATTTTGGGCGCATTAAGGGAAATCTTGTATTTAACTGGTAACATTTTAGTAATCTGTGGTGTTACCCTTTATGTTACCCTCTTTTTTGTTGTGTACTATACATTACAGAGACAGGTAACACCGGTAACGCTGGTAACACCTATTTTTCATCGTTTTTTATTTTTCTTAATTTTGCTCCTATATAGGTGTAACGCGTTACTACAAGCAAAAAGGGCGACCCGAAGGCCGCCCTCTAAGAGCCGTGAGCCGCGGCTCACTTGTATTTTTTCAGGAACCGTTCGATTTGACGGGCTTCCTTTTTGTGGATGCTCAGCATTTCGGGGTAACCTGTGGAGCCGTCCCAGCTAGTTAGGTCACGGATATTGTGGTATGCAATATCCAGCCTGTTTTCCGCTTCACCGATAATATACTCATTTGAGTATTTGTCGTTGACTTCGGCTTCCAAGTTGTCGGCGGCTAGTAGGCCGTCTTCAACATCAATGGTTCCGAACTGGTAAACCAGTTCATCGCACTTGAAAGCATCGCGGACGATAGGACGAATAGAATTGGTCATAAGACCCTCCCGTAGAAATTAACAATGTGAAACAGCGCACCCCGCCCATCGGGGCAAGCACAATCATTCCTGATTGTTCTTATACTATAACATACAATCCCATATATGTCAAGTTAATATTTTTAAAAAGTTATCCATTTTTCCACGCATCCCAAATTAAAAAGGCCAGCAGGGCGAACCCGCTGGCCAGATATGAGATTATAAAAATTGAGCCGCCGTCCATTAGTGTTTGGTTTCTTCTTCCACTTCGTAGGCGGATGCGAAGGTTGCGGCTTGGTTCATGGCGGACGATAGCATCCCCATTGTGGTTGAGTTATCTGGGCTGGACACCATGAGGCGGAACAGTAGCGCGGTCAGTGCGCCGCCCATTGCGGCACCTGCTTGCAGATCGCTGGCATCGAAATCGTCCAGCAGTTCGTTCATCATATCGCTAGCCAGATCGAAATCTTTTTCTAAATCTTTGCTCATCCTCTTTGTATCCTTTGCCAAGCCGCTTGAATTTCGGCGGATTTTTCCACGGCGTCATGGCTAAATTGCCCGTGAGCCGCGGTATGTGATGCGTGGAGGTCTACGGCTCTGGCTACAATCGCTGTTGCTGTTTGCCAGTCCATTGTCCGCGCTTTCTCTTTAACAATATCATTTTTCTTCATTGCTGTCGTCCTCATACATATTGCCATCAATTTCCAGATGGATATCGTTATATTTACAATATCCGATAACGCCCCACATTTTGTTAGCTGGGGCGAACCATTCGTAGATTAGGACGCGTGGTTTTCCGGCATCGCAGATTATCAGGTGCATCCAGTAGTCTTTTTCTGAAGCCCATGACAGGTGGCGTCCTTCGCTGGCACTAGCGGTAAATTCTCCGGCTAGTGCTGAGATGTTAGAGATTGCCCATGCGGCATCTGTCCAGTCTTTAACCATATCACACCAACCGTTTGAAAATGAGCGCATTGGTTTGGCCGCCGATAACTTCGTAGGCCGTGACGCGTGTGACGCCATCATCGTCCCAAGCATTTAGATCGAAGACCCGTGAGCCGCAGTGGACGCCGCGCCAGTCGTCATCCGCGCCGATAGAGTCTACGTCTTCGCGGAATACAAAAGCATTTGCGGTCAGGAAGCCGGACTCATATTCGGACAGCTTCAGTTCGGGTTCTTCTTCGCTTTCGCATTGAACATAGCAGGTGTGCAGGTCTAGCAGTCCGAAAGACCAACCGCCGTCGTTTTCGACATCTATGTCGATGCCAATTAGATGTTGGGTTTGTTCGGCGGCTAGTTGCCTAGCAATTTCTTCTGCCTTTGTTTCGTTATCTGCCGTGATAGAGAAGTTTCTATCGTGGTATTGAATAACTTCAATTTTTACATCAAATTCAGCCATTGTTGCTCTCCCTTGCCTTACGGATCATTTCAACCGACTCTTCATAGGTGTGCTTTACAGCAATCCCGTTGACCGACGAATAATGTTGGATTTCGTATTCGATAGCATTAATTGGGCGTTTAATACTTCCCGACATAACCACAAACCGCGAGTCGCATAAATAATACGAACCCCCATCACGAAGCTCCAATTCCAATTCGATAAACTTTTCCATTTTTATCTCCCGTAGTGATATTTAACATAACTCTTATATAATCCCATACATTAGATATGTCAAGCGCGGTTACTCCAGCGGTGCATCCGCGGTGTTTCCAGCGCATCTTTTACGGACATACCTGAAGCTAAACGGCGGCTTAGCGCATTAGCGGTTATGTCGTGAACTCTGGCCGCTTCAGCTAACGAGCGGTATCCCAGTTCCCGCACCTGCTCTAAGCGGTTTTGTGTTTCGGGTGGTGGATTCCAACCACACGATTGTCCGCCACCTACTTTTGTGGTTAGAGCCTGTTCAATAGACCAGCCCTCACGGACGCGCTGAGCAACCAGTTGAGGGTTCATTCCAAAGGCTCGTGATGCGTGGGTCATGGATTTATATTCGACATTGAAGGCGGTAACGGGCGTCAGCTTTTTATTGTAAGGCGTGATGCGCGGTTCGATTTCGAGGGCTTGCTCTACAGACCAGCCGAGCTTCTTTATCCTACGGTGTGCGGTTTTATAGTCGATGCCATATTGGTCAGCGGCTTTTTTTAAGGTGGGGAAGACGGTGCCGCACACTTCAACATCTGTTATTTTCTGGATTTTAAACTTAGTCAGCCCGTGTTCTTTTCTAAGTTTAAAAAGAGTGGGATTGGACATCCCGTATTTTTTAGTTATTTGTTTACACGTTGCCCCTTCTTTAAGCTCGTCGAGTATCTTTTGGCGGATATTTTTATCGAAACGCAACAAATACTCAGCCGGTTTTTTGGTCGCCCCTGACCGTTGCAGGATGCGATTTATGGTGCCGCGCCCGACGCCATACTTTTCGGCCAAATCTTCGGTGGTAATTTGATGGCTGGTATAATCGTCGATGATTGCCTGTGTTTGGTCTCCAGACAACTTCACGCCGTAGCCGCCCATTGGTGCGCCGACTAGGCTGTTAAGAAAAACAACATCGGGGAATGCTTTCTTCATTTTTGCAATTAGCGCAGTTTCAAAGGGCGCGATCCGTGATGCGCGGTATTTTTTAGGAAACACTTTAAAAGAAAAACAGTCTTCGCGGTCTTGCATTGCCTCAAACATGAAACGGTCACGTTTATTGACGCTGGTTTCACCCTTGTTTCGGGCTTTTGTGATGTGTTGCTTAAAGCGCAGGTTAGGGTCAGTGCTTGACCCGACATAGATACCGGTCTTTACGCCGTGGACAATCAAGACATATAGCTGGCTTTCTCGCTCAGCGTTGCCGGACACTTCAGCGGGGGTTAAGCCTTTGAGGCCAAGTTGTTTGCCCCAATTACGCACGATGCCGTAGTCGTTGTTAGACAGTCCACGGTTGCGGCAGGCTTGCAGGATAGAGACTTTCTTTTGTGCCGCGTACTCATACATCTCACGGACTTGTTCATCAGAAAATTTTCTAGATGGCATTTTATTCTCCCGTAGTTAACATAACTCTTATATGTTCTTATACTACATATTGTCAACACATAAAAAACCCCCAGAACTTGACGCTCTGGGGGCTTCACTACGGGAATGTAAAGCTTGGGGGCTCTACAAGTCCCTTTATATACGACTGTATGGGAATTGCAACATATATTTTTAGTCTAACTCGTCAGGATTTATAAGTCCTTTCTCTAACGCATCCAGCAGTTCATCATCTGACAGGCGGTCTATCTCACGGGCGGCGAACTTGCGTTTAGGTGCCTTCTTCTTTTTGGTAACAACTTTTGGAAATTCAACAACTTTTTTAATATCGGCAGACACTTCGATGGTGGCATACCGGTGTTTACACTTCAGGCATTCTCTGTTCCGGCGTATTGTGCCGTCATCCGTAGGCCGTGAGTTATAAACTTTGCTTTTTGATTGACACTTCGGGCATATCACTTTGGCCTCCAATACTTAATTTACATACATAACATTTTAAAGAGCCGTCATCCGCGGCGGGCGGCATAGTAACTAAGCATTTTGGGCATCTACCGGAGTCCAGTGCTTTTTGGATACGTCCGGCATCGCCAAAACTTGGGTATTGCAGTTCCCTATTCTTCGGTCTCTTCATCATCTTCGATTTCTCCTGATCCGTGACATAGCTCACACTCCATGATGCGGCCTTCTAACTCTCCGCCGCGCCATGCCATTGGTGCGGGGACAGCTACTTCATATTCACACTCTCCCTCACCGCCACATTCTGGACAAGTTTTATATGTCATCGGTTACCTTCCCATCTGTAGAAGATGTGGTCATTTATCCGGACGGTTTGGTATTTGACATCTGCCCAAGCTGGGTTGACGTAATTGGCGTGATAATGTGTTGCGCCGTCAGTTGGATCGTATGTTCGGTTAGACATTGCCCCGAAGGATGCCATCACGGCCACTTGCCATGCGCGGTCATCACGAGGTTTGTCTGACTTGCCATCACAATAATAGCTGAACTGACACTTATGCCGGACGGGGAAATCTGCCTTCCAAGCATAAGTTGGCCCCTGCTTAACTACATCACAGATTGTGTTGGGGAACCGTGCATCTTCTACACGGTTTAACACAACGTGGGCTACGGCAGACTGCCCGACAAAGGGTTCGCCCCTTGCTTCAAAGTAGACTGCCGTAGCGAGGCACACTAGAGCGGCATCAAGCACGGCCTAGAGCCTTTTGCCGGTCGTAGTAGTCTAGGTTATGCTTCCGCACCAGTTCTTTATTATTTTTGTTCCAATGCTTTCTGGAACACTTTTTAGAGCAGAACTTGCGCTGTTGACCCGTGAGCCGTGTGCCGCATTGGGCGCAGTTTTTCCTGCCGTTCTTGCGCTTTACTTCGCGGCTGACTACAGGGGCTCTTTCCACCTTTTTAGGCGGGGTTTTATTTTCCGCCATTGTGGCGGCGATTTCACCCTCTATTTCGTAGCGGAGCAGGATGGCTCGTGCGCCCAGCATTTCCATTGTGCGGCGGGACACGGCCCCTGTTTCGTCATACTCGTGAAGAGCGAACTGTACTGCGTACAGAATACTATGCTTTTCGATACTCATTTGGTTCTCCCGTATTTGATCGACTAAGACGCTTTCTTTTTATTCTTACTGCCTTTTGGCCTGCCCCGCTTCTTTGGGGCATCCGACTTCTTGACTAGAGTCGGAGCAACTTTGGGCTTTTCCGGCTCAACAAAGAACATCGGAAAGAACATCTTCAACAGTGATTTCAACATTGGTAATCCTTCCTATAAGACTTAATGTTAATTATCCCATACCATAGCTAAAAAAATAGGTCAACCACATATAGTAGTTGCCTATTTGTCTTGAAGCTGTTTTACGCGGTAAACTTCCCACATAATACGAAGCTGGCCCGAAATTGTTCGTCCCTCTGCTTTTGCCATTGTTTTTATCTGTTCGTACACCTCAATCGGCACCAAAACAGACTTCCATCGCGTTACATCCATAAAAAACTCCTAGATATGGTATTTATATAAGCGACTATATAAGAGATATTGTATTTGCACAAGAAAAAAGGCCCCGCCGAAGCGGAACCAGTTCAAGGGAGGAATACCATGAAAAAGCTTATTCAGCCTCGCCCCAGCTTGGGCCGATCTCAACATCGCATTTGCTTGGTATCTCCAAGGGTATAGCATTTTCCATTATGTTGGCAATTCCTTCTGCATCTTCACGATTTTTCACAGAAATGGCTATTTCGTCGTGAATTTGAATGAGGGGGATGCGCCCTTGTTCATAAATATTCACCATTGCCTGCTTGGTCATGTCCGCGGCGGACGCTTGGATAAGCCTGTTCAGGGCTTTATATGTGTATGCCCGCTTCAGTCTGGTGGTCTCGCCGTACTCTTTGACAGCATCTTGATACGGCATAGCCTTGTTCATGGCGAACGTGTCGGGTTCCCACAGATCGAAGCGGCATTTGCGGCCTAGTATTGACCGGATAGAGCCGCTTGAGCCGCGGTCATTGAGCCGTGATTGGACGCCATTCATCAGTCCTTTAACGAACGGGACGCGGTCGTGGTACTGCTTAACCAGTCCTTTGGCCTCATCTACATCAATATCTAGCTGGTCGGACAGTTTATTAACGCCCATCCCGTACATCATGCCCAGATTGATTGTCTTGGCCTGCTTTCGCGGGATGCTAGCCATCTCTGCCACCATTGTATGGAAGTCCATATCTGGGTCGTTGCGGTATCCCTCGACAAATTCTTCCACGCCAGCCATCTGCTTGCCGCGGGATTTGCCGTAGACATAGGAGTAGTGCACCAAGATGCGCGGTTCCTGTTGCGAGAAATCAATCGCCGCCCACTGCTCACCTTCTTCCGGCAGGAACAGACTGCGTATCATCGGCCCCAACTCTGGGTCGCGGGCAGGGATTTGCTGTAGGTTGGGGTTTGACATTGATATGCGCCCCGAAACCGTACCGCCATCGTCTGACCGGATTTGGTTAATATGGCCGTGGATACGCCCATCTGAGCGACAATGCTTCATAATCGTGTTGATAAACGTGCCGCTGGTCTTGTTCAGGTTGCGGGCTTTGACGATTAGCTGAGCTAGCTCATGCGGGTGGTCGGATAGGAACGCCTTTGTAAATGACGGTGCGCCCTTTTCTGTTTTTGGATACGGTATGCTTAATTTATCAAAAGCTTTAGATATAGACGCGGCGGCCCAGAGCTCTACTTCGGTGCCTGCCACATCTTTGATGCGTTTAATAATTTCTTTTTCTTGTTTAATTAGATGGTTTCTGGTGCGCTCGACACGGTCTTGGTCAACACGGACACCGCGCCAAGTCATGTCAATCAGGCACGGTAGAAGCTGTAGTTCAAGATTTGCTATGGGCCAGAGCTCTTCTTTAGTTAGTTGTGTGGACAGGTAGTTCCACAAATCGAGCGTGATCTCTGCATCATTCTGTGCGTAGGGCCCGACATACATGGCAGGCATCTTCCACATCTCTGCCTTGGGGTCGAGTCCGAACTCACGGGCAGCTTCTTGCAAAGTTTTCTCTGTCTTGATCTTGCCCAGCAGGTCATAGCAAAGCGCGTTCAGGCTGTAGCTGAAGCGGTTCTCATCTAGCAGAGCGGCTACCAGCATGGTGTCGATAATGCGCCCGTTTAGTTTGAACCCCATCCGGCGTATCCACCCTGCATCATATTGTGCGTTGTGCATGATCTTGTCCGCCGGACACTCAAACACTTTCTTGAGCCACTTGTTAACTATGCGCTCGTCAAGATTGCCCCCGCCAAGGTGGCGGATGGGGATGTATCCTGCCCAGTCTGCAACAGCTACTGCGTAGCCTACGACTTCGCCATCACCGGTAGGCCATCCGGGCCCGTTGGTCTTAATGTTGGGGTCGCGGGTTTCTACGTCGATGGCTATTTGCTTCGCATCGAAGATGTTGGGTAGCTCAGCGGGTGGCACCCACTCGCTTTTAGGCCCGAACATTGTCATTTGTAGTGCCATCGTTTTTCCTAACTGCGGCCATTTCTGTGCCTTGGAGTATAACCGTCCAGCCCGTTTTTATATAGTGGTCGAGCATTTCGATGCGAATGAATTTAACCATTAGTCTTCTCCTCCTAATGCGCCATATCCGCAGATATCTACCCAGCTATCTTCATGCTCCGGTGTTACAGTAAGCCTCGCCAGTTTAACGGCAACCATGCACTGGTAGACTTGTGACACAGATACTTCCTTACCCAGAAGCACTGACCACATTTTAGCAATGCGCTCATGGTTGTCATGGGCATCGCCATAAGCTTTGGCCCGTGGGCCGTTGACTAAGGACTCTGCCTTAGACAGGATTTCTTCACGCTTCATTTTTTCTGTCTTTCTTTTTCATGGCGGATGCCGTTGTCAAAGCCTTTTTGGTATGCCTGCCTTACCGCAGACTTCATCTCCGGACCGATTGAAAGATTAAAACTGGTTTCAACTTTCCCACAGAAACCTTCTATTACGTCATCAAGGATTACGTATGTTGGTTTATGTTTCATATCCAGTAGCTCCTATTTGCATCTTCGGGCTCAACCAAGTAGAGGTTTTGCTTGGTTCTGGTGACACCGACGTAGAATACGCGGTGCAAATCATCCGGCGCGGATTCAGCCGCTTTGGCCGCCGCAGGGGACAAATCGGTGTAGAGCACGACGTTTTCTGCCTCACCGCCTTTAGAGCCGTGGATCGTGGACAGTTCTATGCGGGGTATGGCGTTAAACTTTTCGCCGCGTCGTAGCAGAGCCGTGATGTACGCACGTTCGCCACTGGGCATCTTATCCATAGCCTCGTGCCATATCATATCAACGGTGGCGACAAGGCCGTGGTCGCGTTGCAACTCTTCCAGTGAGACTGTCTCGTCGTCATCTAAGGCAGGTAATTTTTTAAATCCGCGCTTGACTCTATCTCCGACAGACATATAACTGTACACGGTTCGTGCGGCCTTGCCGGTAATACGCTTGCCCTTCCTCATTTGTTCCCAGCCATTGACGGCCTCGCTCAAACTTTCTGAGATTGACCGATACCCGCGACGGCTAAACAAGAAGCCCCTGCTTTTTAGATCACTTGCGGTAGCGTCGAGAAAGTATCCGGCTTGAGCCAGCACGAGCCACGATCCCTCAGAAAAATCTATCTGCCCCGTATCAATGATGCGCTGGACGTTACCTGCATCTTGGCGTGGTAAATAGGTCTTTGGTACGCGGCGATTGATGCGTTTGACTATGCGTTCGGCCAACGGGTGTACGGAAGCTGGTACGCGGTAGGATTGCTCCAGCACTTCGTAGCCACCGTTGAGGCTAATAAAGTGTTCAACATCGGCACCCGCCCAGCGGTAGATGGCTTGGTCGTCATCTCCGGCGCAGTATATGCGCTCTGAGTGTTGCTCCAGAACGTGAGCTACGTCCCATTGCAGGGGTGACAGGTCCTGTGCTTCGTCAATGAAGGTTAGTGCCAGCCGTGGGCAGAAGGCCGCGCCCTCTCGCACAAAGACATCCAGCATATCTGTAAAGTCATACAGGCTAAATCGGTTCTTATATTCTATCAGGCTATCTGCCACATACTTCACGTTGCTCCACGGCATATCCATGTGGCTTTCATCGTACTGTTCGCGCAAGTCTACTTTACGCAGGCGGGCTAGGTTTATCAGGCTGATTAGCGGGTTACTGTTTTTGTTCAGGTCGAACAGTTCCTCGCCGCTAACTTGGGATGCGTCTACCCGCAGGTCGATACCGCCCAAGGCGTGGCCTAGCTCTTTGTAATGCTCTGGTTGCATTACCTGCTCTTGACGGATGCCGGACAGCTTCAAAGCAAAACTGTGCAAGGTACGAAACCAAGGCAGTTGTGATTTATCTAGCTTGAACCGTGTGCAGGCGCGTTCGACAGCTTCGTTAGCCGCTTGACGGGTAAAGGCGAAGTAACCGATATGCGCGGGGTCAACTCCGGCGGCAAGGGCCTCATCTACTTTGTTAAGCAGCGCGGTAGTCTTCCCCGTTCCGGGCGGGCCGTATATGCGGAATATCTTAGTTTCCATCTTCTGGCCTATAGGGTTTTTCCCAATCCTTGGTGTGGTCTACGATAGCCTGTTGTTCGGAAACTATCTGATAAATGCGTTGGCGGGAGAGGTTGTATTTGTCGGCTATTGCTTTGAGGGTGCGCTTTTCAATGACGCGATCCACATAGATAGCTTTATTTCGCTCGTGATTAGTCATCGTTATATAGCTCCTCTATGCTATTCATTAGCCGGATAAAGAGCGGGGTGTTGTCCCCCATCCAAGCCCCGACGACGTTGTAGTGCATAAACTCCACGGCATCGTCTAAATCCATCCCATCCCGCTCACATAGAACTGCAACGCACTTGTCGAAGTCGTAGACAGCTATGTCCGGCTGAGATGCTCTGCTCCCAACGCCAACAAAAGCTTTTTCAAATCCATCTGCTAATAACATTAAAAAGGTGCCTCCGTTTGCTTGGTTCCAAAATTAGGTTTGTTAAAGTCTATATCGCCGGACTCAAAAGATGGGATTGTCCACACCCGAACAGGTCGTCCTTTTATCTTTAACAGCTTGCTTTCCCCGCCCCTGTCGCGTAGGCGTTGAGCCATCTTGTGCGTCTTGTACTCAAAGAACTTGTTACGCTTTAGGTAAGACTCAAAGTCTTTGAGCCGGAAATAGGTCAGACCCTCTTCTTCGTCAGTCCACGGGCGCTTCAACAGAATTTCTTCCTTGTCCGCCGCTTTCTGCATATGAGCGCAGAACTCTTCCAGATAGTCGTAGAACTGACCGCTAATGCTGGCATCTTCTGCCACTTCCATTATCGCGCTCTCATTGTCTTTCATCTCGTTCATCAGGCCGCTGATGCGGTTTTCCCACACGATCTTGCTGACAGTACGAGGCATAAAGTTAAGCTGCTCCATACACGCCTTCTGAAACGTGGGCTGAGACTGCAAAGCTTCGGTGTCTAGCTCCAACGGCTCACCGTTTACGTCTAGGAACCAGACGGGCGGCACAGAATCGTACTTACGCAGGTTAGCTATGCTGGCCCCCTGTATAGCCGCACCGATGCCGAACTTACGGGTTTGGCAGAGCTCTTTGTTACAATGCGCGTTGATTGGAGCATCGCCGCATTTATAGGCGTACTCCTTCTTTTCTAACTGCTTGGCAACAATGTTAAGTTCGTTCAGCGGCAGGGGCGGAACAAGATACTCCATATTGTACTTCAGGATTTCGTTTTCCCAGCTATCTGGATACGCCTTACGCAGGTAAACGCCTATGTTGAACAGGCCGTTATTGCGCCCGCCCTCGCTGATCTTCTCCTTCATCAGGAACTGCAAGCACGGCGGCCCGTCACGCATCGGCGAGGTTTCTGCCTCATCGCCTATCTGTAGCTTGGTCACCTGCTCTGGAGTCTGCTTGTGAGCTTCGTACAGGTCGATGAACTCGTCTAGGGTGCCGGAGGTGCCATCATCTTTGATAGCGTAGCGTAAGCCGTCCTCTGCGTCGTAATACGGCAGGTTAAGAAAGTTACCTACATCGTCGCGGTCTAGGTGCAGTTTAACCTGCTTTGGAAACACTTCGCTCCCACCGTAACCCAGCGCGGCAGATATCTGTTGCAGGGTGGCCTGCATATCTTTGGCATCTATCCACTCTGTGGTGAACAGAAAACAGTGTGCGCCGCCGGACTTTGACCGGCAGACAACAAGGGGAAGCTTGAGCTTCCTAATTTTTTCAACAAGTAACTTATGGTCGAGCGGGTACTGGTCTACGTCGATACAGCCCCAGACGCATTTGTTTTCTTCGTTAATCGGGATAATTCCGACTGAACGGCCTTTACCAGACAGGTGCCCTTCCCAAAGCGCCGTGGTCCGTGTCTCGCGCACAATGGCGGCGCGGCCAGTATTCTTACCGTTAGCCTGAGTCTTTTCAATTTTATATGTGCCATAGGCTAGTTGTAGCCCATCAAATATGGCAGAGAATTTATCTACAGACATTGTTGCCCCCAAAAAGGATGGGGCGGCGAGATGGTACAGTCTCACCACCCCAACAGTTTAGAACGGTACGTCGTCAGAGCTTTCTGCCCCGCCCACGCTTTCGTCCTGATGCTTCACAACAACGTCACCTTCGGTAATGCTCTTGGCAAACTCTTTGGCTCTGTTGTAGAGGTTCATCTCCTTTACGGGGCCTTCGCGGCTCATTTCCCAACCGTGCCAGCTACCCTTGCTGTTCTCTTCAAGTTGTGTCTTAAGCAGATACACATGGCTAAAGCGTGGTGGTGTGAACGGGCCGTTCTTACCTTGCATGGTCAGCGACGAAATCATGCTGTTCCACTTACGCGACTTTTTAAGTTGCGTAGACTTCATAGCAATCAACGCGGTCTCTGCTGACCCGTCTTCATGGATGACGATAACAAAGTGCTGGTGGGTCTCTTCGATGTACTGACCAGACCCGTCCATGACGTATTCTTTGTTATCTTCGGTTGAGCGTTCGGTCTTAGGCATGGCCTCACCGGGGCTATAAATAGCCGTCGGTGCGCCCGTACCTTCGCCTCTGGGGGCCCATTGGATGAACCGACGCTGGTAGGCTACCGGAATTACCCGAATGCCGTCCTTGCCCTTGTAAACGGCGTTTGTGACGCTATTCAGGATATCACCCTTGCGGGCATCTTCCAGATTATCAAGCTCCTTGCTCATGCCGCCCAGTACCTTCAGGAACGGCAGGGCAAGATCATCTTGACCCATATTCTCCAGACCAACACCAGCATCTTCTTCAAACATGGTGGGGTCGAACTGGACGATTTCAGCAGTTTTCTGCTCTGCTACAGCATTCTTTTTGTCAGCCATTTATTTGCTCCTCTTAACAACTGCACGTTGGCCTATGTAGGCTCCGAAAAGTTCCATCGGGAACTCGTCACCACTTTCCACCCGTTCTTTAACGAACGCACGGAGTGTCTGGGGGTGGATTTCAGTTTTCTGTTCGGCAAGGTAGCCTTGCTTTTCCGCAATGGCTTTGAAGGCCGACGCTTGGTCGTCTTCGCCCCTACCAAATTGACAGGCAACCGTATTTTTGATGATGTCGTCATACCCGTGGTCTCTCAGCCAGTCATATGCCGCTGGCCTGTTGTCTACGAGGATTGAAGCCCCGTAAGTTTGTTTGACGGTGACCTCAGAGCCGTCATCTAGTTTCATGCTGGCCAATCCAATTTCGGCTAGCATAGTAGGCAGGTCTTCATCCGTCATTTTGAGTAAAACTTTCTTTTCCTCCTTGAGCTTTTGCTCAAGATCGGCAACTGCTTTCTCTTTGTCACGGATTGCTCTGGCCATGCCAGCAACCGTAGTCAGGTCACCTTGGTCCAGTTTTTCTACGGAAGTAGCTAGACTTTGTTCAAAGTCTTCTTCCATTTGATCGAAAATATCGCTCATCGCGTTTTCTCCTTCGTGGTTAAAGAGTCCTTTCGGCTCTTGACATTGTCATATATATGCTTATATTATCGCAGTGTCAAGGAGAAAAATATGCGGGATTACAAATTTAAGACAGAGCCGTTCGATCACCAGCGCAAAGCATGGGAAGACTCGTGGGCCGCGGACTATTACGCGCTGTTCATGGAGATGGGAACAGGCAAAAGTAAAGTCGCGATTGACACTATTGGCGCATTATATAAGGCCAAGAAGATAAGTGCTGCTCTTATACTGGCACCAAAAGGCGTGTATGACAACTGGGTCAAGGGCGAGATACCTGCCCACCTGCCGGATGACATCAACCGTATGGTTGTGCGTTGGACGCCGTCTACCGCTAAAAAGTTTCAAGAAGAGATGAAGGAACTGGTGTACGAACCGTTTGACGGGCTGAAGGTGTTTGTAATGAACGTCGAGGCGTTGTCCACGCCGCGGGGCACCAAGGCGGCTTATATGTTTATGGTGAAGAACCCTGCCAATATCATGGTGGTGGACGAAAGCACCACTATCAAAAACCGCAAGGCTACGCGCACCAAGAACATAATGATGCTGGCTAAAGACGCTAAATATAAGCGCATCCTGACAGGCTCTCCGGTGACTAAGTCTCCGATGGATTTGTTTAGCCAGTGTGTGTTTCTGTCAACAGAAGCTCTGGGCTTTAACAGTTATTACTCGTTCCAGAACCGTTATGCGCTGGTACAAAAGCGCAAGATGGGCAACCGTGCGTTCCAAGAGATTGTAGGCTACCGCAGGCTAGATGAGCTCAACCTGAAACTAGACCGGTTTAGTAACCGCATACTGAAGGAAGAATGCCTTGATCTGCCAGATAAGATGTACATCCGGCGGGACGTTGCCCTGACGGAAGAACAGAAGCGCGTTTATACGCAGATGAAAAAGTTAGCTTTGGCCAAGCTAGAAAACGGTGAACTGGCTACGACAGCTAGCGTCCTGACGCAGATCATGCGCCTACAGCAGATATGTTGTGGACATCTCCAGCCGGATGACGGCGAGATACAGGCTCTGGATAGCAACCGCTTGAAGGAACTGATGGAGATTACGGACGAGTTACAGGGAAAGGCCATCATTTGGGCGTCATATACACATGACATTCAACAGATAGCTTCTGCCCTGCGCGACCGCTTTGGGCCCGAAGCGGTCGCAACCTATTACGGTGCGACGGAGCAAGATGAGCGGCAGGATATTGTTAATCAATTTCAGGACAAGGCTAACCCGTTGCGGTTCTTTGTCGGTCAGCCCAAAACAGGCGGCTACGGCATCACCCTAACTGCGGCTAACACTGTCATATATTACAGCAACAGCTATGACCTTGAGATACGGCTTCAGTCTGAAGACAGAGCGCATCGTATCGGGCAGAAGAACAAGGTGACTTACATTGATCTTGTGTCCCCTCAGACTATTGACGAGAAGATACTTAAAGCCCTGCGCGGTAAAATTGACTTAGCGGGGAAAGTATTGGGGGAAGATACTAGGGACTGGCTGTTGTAAAGATGCAATACCCTGTTGCATAGGTACAACACCGCCATACTGGAAACCAAAGCCACCAAAGCCATAAGCTTCAGGATTACGCGCTACGTTCAATGCCGTGGTCATCATATTACGATTGCTGGTTGCCCGCTGTTGTGCCTGCTCGTTAAACTGGTCTATTTCTTCTTGTGTAACTCCGGGCTGACCGGGAGCGGTAGGCTCTACGCCAGTAAAATCTTCTAGGCGGGGACCCTCATTGTACTTTCTTATCTGCTCATTATAAGCATCCAGATCAGCCTTGTACTGGTCATACATTCTGTTGTAGTCGTCAATCTGCGTCTGATAGCTAGACTGCTGAGCTAAATCCTCAGCAGTGTATCGGGCTGGTAGAAATATACGTCCTTGAGGTAAAGGCATTATCGTCTCCGTAAGCTAACGATGCCGCCGTTGGCAAACTTCATGTTATAACCCACACCAAATCGATCCCCGGCCATATTTGTACCGACACCTAACTGACCGGGGCCAACATTTACCGTAGGACCTGATACTCCGCTTACTCCGGGGGTAGAACCAAACCCGATGTTGAACCCACCAATGTTAGCTGAAGTGTCTATGCCCAACGCATTGGCCAAACCGCCAACGGTTTGTGGCGCGGTGGCCGCGGAGTACGCCTGCTCTGTATTTACCGGGGCATTTACGCTACCGATAGACAGGTTTGAGAAATCCGGCAAACTGCCTATACCAGACGACGTTGGTTGTGAGAAGCTTACCGCATCAAATGCGGAAGGCGCGGAAGGTGCCGTTGCCATTGACTGCGGTGCCGCATCAAATTGACCCGCCGCCAAGCGGTCTTGGAAATCTTGTACAGCAGGGTTTTTGGCATCAAGTGATTGTTGCGCCGCAGCCGACACTTGATCCATTGTCGCTTGTTGTGACGGCGACAAAGACGGAGCAGGGGCAGCCGCTGCGCGGCGTCCACCGCGGACGGGTTCTTGCGCGTCTGCACGTTTGTTTTGGTCAGAATTAGAATTGGAGCTACCTCCAGAATTTCCGCCACCGTCACCACCAAAGCAGTAAAACTTGGCTTCAAACTCGTCTAGGTGGTCGAAATCATCATGGAGTCCGTCTGACCAACGTCTTTTATTAAACACAGCTTAGCCTCCGTCCCATAATATCTTCCTGTACGCCTGTAGCGTACCCTTTTTTCTTTCCGTTAGCCTGTCGCAAAAAACTCGCGCCATCATATGGATAGACTTCAATGTAACGGCCCGTCAGTTCTTGTTGTACAAATCTACCTATTTTAAGAGCGTTCTGATACGGCGCTATGAAGTCTATGACATACAGCTTACCATGACGAGGGCCGTAAGACCAGTCCTCCGGCTGTAACAGGCGGCCTCCTGTCTCATATCCCTCTGCCGCTTCCTCAGTAAGAAACGCATGGCTGAACAGGCCCGTGGGCCGCGGATAGATTGCCGTCTTAGATGTCAGCTTGTTTTCGTACACAACCGTCATCTTATTTGCTTCGATGGCGGGCAGTACCAGCCGCTCAAGGTCAGCTATATACCAATCGCGGTGCATATCTGACTTGAGCATCAATTCTAGTACGTCACCGATCATCCCATCAGGCTCCCGATGCCTTGAATAAGGTCGCGATCTTCTGGGAACATCGCTGCAAAACGGCTCCTGTCCACCGGCCCGCTAGCCACGGGAGGAGGCGCGACGGGTTGTGGTTGAACAGGAGCAGCCGACGCCAGAGCGGTTGTGGGTTGTGCCGCAGGAGGCGTCGGTAACTGTAAAGAGCTTTCTTCAATAACTTCGGGCTCAACCGGTATCGGCTCAACATCGTCATCACTTAGAATTTGTGGTACAGCACGACGAGGAGCTTGTACAACGGGATCAACAAACCCAAGCTTATCTAGGATAGTTCCAACCACGCCTGCAACTCTTATTTTTTCTTTATCGTTGCGGGGTTTTCTCATCATAGCTGCAAGAAGCTCTGGGTTTTCCATCATTTCGGACATAACGTCCATCTTCATGCTTTCAGGCACTTTATCAAAAATGTTACGCATAGCTTTTGAACCAGCCGATGCGGCGACAAGGCTTCCAGAGCCTCCTCCACCGGGAAGAAGAGCCTGCATTCTTGTGCCCAAAGCCGAACCTGTAATGCGTAAATAGAAATCAAGCATTGGGCCTGCGCTCTCCGCCACTTCCCCAAGTGTTCCTTGTGAGTCCATAACTTCAAGCCGAACCATTTCAGTTAGGTACTTTTTAAGCTGCCCCGCCTGCTTTTCGTCTATGGCTCCTTTACTAAGCATCCAATCCATAACACTGGTGTTAGAGTTAGCGTTTGGAATCTTGCTAAACAAGTTGTCGTACATACTGCGCGGGCTAAAGCTACGGCTAGTTGCGCCGCCTTTTGTCATAGCCCACTCCAAAACGGAGTGCTTCAAACCAGATGCCGCGCTATCACGAAGCTCTTCCGGAGCGTTTTCTACGACATCCCACAAATTGTTGAGGGATCGAATAGGGGCTTTTTGCCCACTGGATAACGCTCGTCCTACCACAAAAGTAGGGCTTTCTGTGTTTGCTGGTAGCAAATCCCGAAAAGTAACTTGACCCTTCATTGCAGATTCTGCACTTTTATTTTGAGCCTGACGACCCTTTAACACAGTGTTTGCGCGTTGCGCGTTATTAAGGTCTGCCCTAAGAGCCGGAAAAGCATCCAAAAGCTCTGTGTTTGACTCCATCCAATTACGCAAGCTTTTCTGGTTAATCTCCCCTGTTTGGGAGTCAAAGGCCGCGGCCCGTGCATTACGAATAATCATTTCTTGAGTGCCGCGAATAGTAGCCGCTACGTTTTCTGCGCCCTCAAAACCGTTGTCGATAGCAAACCGGCCAATGTCGTTTATCTCTTTAATACGCAGATAGGTGGGATCAGACCCGCCCGTCATTAGACGCTGAGCCAACAGTTCTGGCGCAATGCGCTCAGCACCGGTCTTGCTTTTTTCCAAAGCACGGCCTGCAAAAGCGCGTGTAAAGGTGTCGTTCAAAGCTTTTGAGTAAGAGCGGGCTATGTCGTATGCCGCACTTTCGCCTTCAGGAATACTGTAATTCAGATCATCTAACAAACCGTCGGCAAAGTTAGAGGCAACCCGCGCTGCATTATAGTCACCTGTTGCCGTAAGCTGACGAGATAAGTTCAGCGCAAGCTGCCGCATCTCTGTAGCCTCAGTGGTGGTAAGCGGGGGAAGATCAGCAGCATCCAAATCGGCCCCGCGCAAACCTTCTAAATTTGCAAAAAACTTACCTTCTTCTGTTTCCGGGGAGGTACGAAGCAGTTTGTCTTGCTCTGTTTTGATAAACGCATCACGCTGATCCGCCGGAACGTCTTTTAGTGCGGCTCTGACAGAGTCAAAGCGACTTTGAAACTCGTCGCTCAGCGGTGGGAGGTCTACGCCGTCCCCATCTAGCCCTAACTCACTACGCTTACGGTCAATAAAACGAGCAAGGGGGCTGAGTTTCTTATTGATTTCAGCGGCCGCCTCTTCCGTTCTGGGCATAGAGCGTTCCCAAGAGGTCAGAAAGTTAGGCAGCCCAATTTCGTTCCCGTCGGCATCGCGGAAAACAGTAATATCTACGTCGTTTACTGCCCCCCACAATTTTTTCTCTTGGTTTCGCGCTTGAATAAGCTGAGTTTGCGCTAAATCAAAAAGTTTTGTAGACAGAACCATGTTGCTTTTAGGGTCAGTGCCTCCGACACGTTGAGCGGCGCTTAGAACATTGTCGGCGGCCCGCTGCATTCGGTTAGTCATACCCGCTGCAAAAACATCTTCGGTTAGCTGAGAAGCTATTTGCAAAGCTTCAGGGTCACCAGTAGCAACTAAGGCGGCGATAGTGTTACGCAAAGCGTTGTTAGCCTGTACGTTCTTTGCGCTTCTCTCTTTACCCAAACCGGGGCTAGTTTGCGCCAAAGACGCCTCAATAGCCATCAGGGCAGGGCTGTTTGCTTTCATTCCTGCGGTAAGAGTAATAGGTTTCCCTGTGTCGGGGTCGATCAAAGCGTCGGCCATCTCATTAGAAGCTAACCGCTCAATGATTGCCTCTACGTCTTCGCCTTCAGCTTCTAATATATCTACAATTCGATTTACTGCCGCTTGCTGACGACGGCCTTTAATTTTGTATTCTCCGCGGACAAATTTTCCCGTGCCTTCCTTTAAAGCCTTCAAATTTGGCAAAAGGTTAACTACTCTATTAGCTATAATAGCACCGGAAAATCCGCCACCTAGCTCAAAAGAAAGGCGTGTCCCGCCTGCGCCGGGGTCCAACGACTCTGCGATATAAGCACCACCTGCGGAACCTGCTCCGGCCCCCGTCTCAATAAGGGCGGTAGGTATAGGGGCTGCGCGGGCCGCGGTCCCTGTTTTGCTAAGAAGCCGTTCTGCCCCTGCAATTAGTCGGGTACTAATCGGGCCTTTTGCATCAGGAGATAGTTTAGCTAAATTGTCTAAATATTGAGCTCCCCCAAAAGACACGTTTTTAGCAATCATGTAGGGCATTGGAAGCCAGCCGATAGCCCCCGCCATAGTTTTACCGGATTCATAAGCGGCTCGTGATCCGGGAGTTACTGGCCTTT